GTGTTTGAAGGCGCTACAGCCGATGCACACGAAACAACTCTAACCTCTGTAGACGCTACAGCGGATCGGACTATTACTTTGCCGAATGTTTCAGGTACAGTTCCTGTATTAGCTGTAGCAAGTAATACACAAATTACTTCTACACCCGAAGAGCTAAACGCACTAGATGGTATCACAGCAGTAGTAGGCGAACTGAATGCTCTTGACATTGGCAGTACAGCAGTAGGCACAGCAGTAGCTTCTAAAGCAGTAATCCTAGATAGTAACAAAGACTATACAGGCATACGGAACTTAACTATTACTGGAGAACTTGACGCGGCCACATTAGATGTGTCGGGTGCTATAGATGTTGCAGGAACTACAAACCTTGATGTTGTGGACATTGATGGCGCTGTGGATATGGCGAGTACTCTAGCGGTTGCAGGTGTTGTAACAGCCAACGCAGGTGTAACATCTTCTGGTACAGGCACATTTGGCGTTTTAGCTGTAGACACGATGACTTTCAACGCCTCAAGCATTACAGGCACTTCAAACCTGACACTAGATTCAGCAGGAGACATTATCCTTGATGCTGATGGTGCAGATGTTCGTTTCAAAGATGCGGGTACTGAATTTTATAAAATTAGAAATGAGTCAGGAGTAGTACAGCTTGTCTCTACTGTTTCAGATAGTGATTTACATATAGTAGGCAACGATGGTGGTTCAGCCATTACAGCCCTCGCTTTTGATATGTCAGCGGCAGGTGCGGCTACGTTTAATTCTACGGTTTCTGGCACAATAGCTACGTTTAGCGGCGATGTAAATGCTCGTAATTTTACGGGTGTAGATGACGGCAACACATTCATAAATTTTCCAGGAAGCGATATAATAAAGCTCAACACGGCGGGTATTTCCAGATTTCAAATAGCCGCAGACGGCTCACTCAGCACCCCAACGCTAGGAACCTCTAACGTCCGCTTTGGTGTCAACGCAGGTAACAGCATTGCAAGCGGTGGTAATTATAATACTGTCGTGGGCGATGAGGCAGGTACTGCGATTACTACTGGTGATGACAATACGGGAGTTGGTTTCGCCGCATTAACTACAAACAATACAGGTTCTAATAATACGGCAGTTGGAAGAAGTGCTTTAGCACTAACAACTACAGGTTCAGATAACACTGCTGTGGGTCGTATAGCGTTAGACGATAATACAACGGGTGCAAACAATACGGCAGTTGGTTCTTCAGCTTTAACCGCAAACACCACAGGCACAGAAAGTGTTGCAGTTGGAGTTTCCGCACTAGCCTCACAAACAACAGACACGGGTAACATAGCAGTCGGCTTTCAAGCCTTAACAAGTCATACAACTTCTGGTGGCGGCTTTAACGTAGCTATAGGTTGGAAGGCCTTAGATGCAAGCACTGAGGGACATTCAAATGTAGGCATAGGTAAAAATGCTTTAGGTGTATTAACAACGGCAGATGCCAACACTGCTGTTGGTACAAGTGCTATGTCAATAAACACCTCAGGTCATTCTAATGTGGCTATAGGTGCTGACACTTTGTTCGGAAACACCACAGGGAGTGAGAATACTGCTGTTGGTAGAGGTGCTTTAGCTAGTAATTCTACAGCCGCTAACAACACAGCAGTTGGCCGCAGTGCTTTATTAAACAACACCACAGGCGCAGGTAATACCGCAGTTGGAGCATTAGCTTTAGACGCAAACACCACAGCGGCAGACAATACTGCTTTTGGTTATCAGGCATTAACAACAAATACTACGGCGGCAAATAATACTGCGGTAGGGGTAAGTGCATTAAAACTCACCACCACAGGCGCTAACAACACAGCAGTGGGAAGAGGTGCTTTATTAAACAACACCACAGGAGGTCATGGAACAGCGGTGGGTAGTGGTGCTTTAGGTGCAAACCTTACAGGCGCACAAAATACGTCTGTCGGAGACAGGAGTTCAATAACAAACACAACTGGTGCGGAAAATGCAGTCTTGGGTTCTCTTGCTTTTTACACTAATTCTACAGGCTCTAAGAATGTCGCTGTTGGTGTAAGCGCACTGACGGCTAATACAACCGCATCTGACAACACAGCGGTAGGTTATGCCACTTTAGCCACAAACAGCACTGGAACAAGCAATGTTGCTGTGGGCTTTGAGGCTCTTAACGACAACACCACAGCCGATAGTAATACTGCGGTGGGTTGGAATGTATTGAGCAAGAACACCACTGGAGCCGCTAACACGGCTATTGGTGAGTCCGCTTTAAGAAATGCTACTACAGGAGATGGTAATACAGCGGTAGGCGCAACGGCATTAGGTGCGGCTGTAGTAACAGGAGATAACAACACGATTATTGGATATAACGCAGGACAGGCAATTACTTCAGGCGCAGGTAATACTGCTCTTGGGCAAGGGGCTGGTGATGCGATTACTACAGGTACTGATAATATATTAATTGGCAGGAATCCTGCCGCATCCGCAGTTAATGCAAACAATCAAATAGTGATGGGGGATAACGTCACAGGTAATGCTAATGCTAGTTTCTGCTTTGGTAGAGATGGAACTGATTCTGCTATTGCTTTCGGTGAAACTAGCATTTCAGCACCGTCTGACCAACGCTATAAAGAAGAGATTTCAGACGCTACCGCAGGTTTGTCGTTTATTAATGATTTGCGTCCTGTTACTTTTAAGTGGAAAAAAGAAAAAGATTTACCTACAGGACATAGAGCGCATGTAGATGGTTCTGATAAGCGTGTAATGAATGATTACACAAATCATGGCTTTATAGCACAAGAAGTTAAAACAGCTATTGATGCTCATTCAGAAATAAAAAATGGTTTTGATATGTGGAAAGAAGATGACGTTGATGGCAGACAACGCCTTGGCCCATCAGCCTTAGTACCAATCCTAGTAAAAGCAATACAAGAACAAAACGCCCTTATCACGGCACTCACCGCACGAATCGTAACCCTAGAGGGATAATTAAAATGGCAGACCGTACAGACGCAGAACTAGCAGTAGACTTCACAGCAATGGGACACAGCATTGCATTGATTACAGACGTAATCGCAGGAAACAGCATGGCAGAAGATATTGCCGCCGACCGTCAAGCCTGTGTTGATCGTAACACTCAGCACCTTGAGCTTATGAAAGCTAAGAGCGATTGGGGTAGTGAGAGCATGACAGCAACAACGTCAGCTATCTCAGCCGGTAACGGATACACAGCAACTTAAAGGAGAAGTATCATGAGACCTAGAACCAGAGTACCAGTGGCTAAAAAGCCTACCGCAACAAAAAAAGTAGGGCGAGGTGGAAACGCTCCTAAACGACGCGGCGGCCCTAAACTAATACGCCCAGGATCGCTAAGTACACGGCCAAAGGGACCGCCAAAACCTCCAGGACTGAAGGGTGGCGGGGTAATCAAAAAACGAAAGCGTACATAATAAACTAAGGAGCAGTAAAATGGCATACTTACTAGATATTTATGTTCTAGCAACGTCTTTAATCACGGTTGCCTCCGTAGTTTGCAACTACACTGAAACCCCTAAAGATGACGTATGGGTTGCAAAAGCTTATAAAGTGATGGAACAGTTCGCTTTCTTGGGCAACAAAGCCAAGGATAAATAATGCCTACTGTGAAAGATGCGTTAGCGGGGCTTAACGCTCATGAACGTGAGTGTACTGTTCGTTATGAGTATATTGAAAAACGCCTAGACGAAGGCTCTGCTAAATTCAAAAAATTAGAAATGTTGTTATGGGGAGTGTATCCTTTTATACTTGGATCAGCCGTCCTAACTAAATTTTTATAGGGGGAGGGTAATGTCGTTACAAAAATTTATTTTCCAGCCTGGAATTAATAAAGAAGGAACCGCATATTCTAATAGAGGCGGATGGTTTGATTCTAATTTAATACGTTTCCGTAAAGGCTTGCCTGAGAAAATAGGCGGCTGGGCTAAATCCTCATCTAACTCTTTTCAAGCAACAGGCAGAGCACTTCATGCTTGGGTAGACTTATCAGGAACCAAATACCTTGGGCTAGGAACTACTTGGAAGTATTATGCAGTAGATGGCCAAGTTTTTTATGATATAACCCCAATAAGAGCAACTACAACCAATGGGATAGTCTTTGCGGCTACCAATGGTAGTGCGGTTATTACTGCGACTGATTCAGATCACGGAGCCGTAGTTAATGATTTTGTAACTATCGCGGGAGCCGTTTCTTTAGGCGGCCTTATTACTGCCGCAGTCTTAAATCAAGAATATCAAGTTACCGCAGTCCCTAGTGCGAATACATTTACGTTTACTGCTACGGCTACTGCTAACAGCAGTGATTCGGGGAACGGTGGATCTGCGGCAGACGCTGTCTATCAAATCAATGTAGGATTAGACGTTTATGTTCCGTCTACAGGTTGGGGATCTGATTACTGGGGAGCAGGCACTTGGGGCAGTGTTTCTGCTTTAGGATCTACAAACCAGTTACGTCTTTGGTCTCATGACAATTTTGGTGAAGATTTACTTTTATGTCCTCGTGGGTCGGGGGTTTTCTATTGGGATGAAAGTGCCGGATCAGACGCTAGAGCCGTTAGTTTAACAGCGTTAGGTGCGAACCTACCTCCGACGTTAGCATTACAAGTCATGGTCTCCGATATCGATAGACACGTAATTTGTTTTGGAGCTGACCCATTAAACGCGGGAGGAACTGCAAGAACAGGAGCACTAGACCCTATGTTTATTGCTTGGAGCGATCAAGAAAATGCCGAACAATGGGAACCATTAGCTACAAATACTGCAGGATCTTTTAGACTTTCAGCAGGCTCTGCTATTGTAGGCGCGATTAGAGCGCGACAAGAAACGTTGATTTGGACAGATACGTCACTATATTCAATGACTTTTGTAGGTCAACCCTTTACATTTTCTATTAACTTAGTTAATGAAGGGGTTGGTTTAGTTGGGCCCAACGCTATGGTGAATACCCCTAAGGGCGTGTTTTGGATGGATAAGAAAGGATTTTATGCTTATTCAGGACAAGTCCAAGAACTTCCTTGTAGTGTTGATGCTTATGTTTTCGGAGATATAAACCAAACACAAAGTTATCAAATATTCGGTTTCGTTAATAAAGGTTTTAATGAGGTTGGTTGGTTCTATTGTTCGGGAACTAATACGGTACTAAACAAGTATGTTACGTATAACTATGAAGAACAGATTTGGATGATAGGAGAACTTTCTAGAACCTGTTGGTTAGACGAAGGAATTTTTAGTGATCCTAAAGCAACGTCTTCAACGTCTGATGTGGGGTATGTTTATAACCATGAGTCTGGCGTCGATGACGATGGAACTGCGATGACTAACGTCTTTATAGAGTCTAGTGACTTTGATCTCGATCCTGCAGGAGAAGAGTTTCAGTCCGTTAGTAGGGTTATTCCAGACATACAGTTTACGGGTAACGTAGACACAGGCGCGTCAGGACAGAACGTAGATATTGTTTTAAAGCGGAGAAATTATCCAGGAGAAGAATTAACAACCGCCTTAACCTCTTCTTGTACCTCTGTCACTACTAGAATAGATACTAGAGTACGGGGAAGACAAGCGGTGTTACGTATTCAGTCTAACGATACCGATGTTAATGCAGTAGGAACTTCCTTTAGAGTTGGCTCTATGCGATTAGACGTTAAACCAGATGGCCGCCGATAATGGCTAGGCTATTAGAAACTAAGCTACCCTTCGCTGCAGGAGAATTATCTCCTGAACTATTCAACAGGCTGGTTAGAGTGTTAGAATTAAGTTTGGGTAAAGCAGAGATAGGCGCAACCGTAAATGTCAATGAAACCCAACGCAACGTAAACCAATTTAATTCTGGCGACATTATTTGGAATTTAGCAACAAAACAATTACAACTATGGACTGGAACTGATTGGGTTAGTTTGTATAAAGGAACCGAAAACGGAGTAGGCGCTGTTTCTAAATTAGGTTTGGTAACTGTCTCTACAGGGGGCGACACTTTAATCGCTTTAGGAACTATCGCAACAGGGTACGGAACTGAGAACTGGTATACATAATATGAATATGGAAAAACTACAACAAGACTTAACATTCGATGAAGGCTGTGTTAATGAGGTGTATCTTGATCATTTGGGATATGCGACTTTTGGTATAGGACATTTAGTTCTTGAAAGTGACCCAGAACATGGACAAGACGTAGGAACCTGTGTTTCTGACGATCGTATTAAAGAATGTTTTGAGAAAGATATTGCGAATGTATTCGAAGATTTAGACCGAAACTTGTCTTGGTGGCGAGAGTTACCTGACGATTTAACATTAGTTATGGCTAATATGTGTTTTAACTTAGGCGTCACGAGACTATTGAAGTTTAAAAATTTTTTATCTGCAATGAAAGTTAAAGACTGGGACACAGCGGCAGTTGAAATGATAGATAGTCGTTGGGCTATACAAGTAGGACCACGAGCAGTTAGACTAAGGGATCGCGTTTTAGAGGCTAAGTAAATGAAAGGTGTAAAACATTTTAAAAAGAACGGTACTGAACATAAGGGTTCTAGTCATAAAATGGCGAATGGTACGCTACACACAAATAAGTCACACACAAAAACAAGTGTAAGGCTTTTCCATTTAAAAGATCTCTCTGTTGCGGCTAAAAAGAAAGCAAGGAAAAACGCATAATGGCTAAAGGACTGTATGCCAATATAAACGCTAGGAAAAAGAAAGGAATTAGCCGACCTAAGAATAAGTCGACTATTTCTAAAAAAGCCTACAGTAACATGAAGGCAGGATTCCCTAAGACTAAGAAGAAAAAGTAATGGCTGCTTCAATAAAACGCACCACAGGCAAAGGAGGTAATTACCGTAACACTAAGTCTGGGGCAGGGATGACTAAAAAAGGCGTAGCCGCGTATAAAAGAAAAAACCCAGGATCAAAGTTAAAAACAGCAGTTACGGGAACAGTAAAAAAAGGAAGTGCAGCAGCAAAAAGGAGAAAGTCATACTGTGCGAGATCTGCAGGACAGATGAAGAAGTTTCCTAAGGCAGCCAAAGATCCTAACTCACGCTTACGGCAAGCAAGAAAAAGGTGGAAGTGCTAATGTATGAATACAGTTGTACAGTTGATAGGGTTGTTGATGGCGACACTTGTGATGTTGTGTTGGATCTTGGTTTTGATATTCTTTATCGTTGTCGGGTCCGTCTTTATGGGATTGACACACCTGAAAGTAGAACTAGGGATAAAGATGAAAAAGTTAGGGGGAAATTAGCCTCTGCTTTTTTACAAGAAGCGATCGATAGTGGCGATAAGGTTGTTATTGAAACTAAGCTAAAAGACTCTAAAGGAAAGTTCGGTAGGGTTCTAGGTAATGTTGTAGTTGACGGGGTAAATATTAATCAGATAATGATCGACAACCACCTAGCGGTAGCTTATTTCGGGCAAAGCAAATCAGACATAGAAGATGAACATTTAACCAACAGAGCTAAACTTATAGAGTTAGGTAAGTTTGTTGCGGTAGAGTAATGGATGTTGTTCAGCTAATCAATGAAGTCGGGTTCCCAATCGCGGCGGCGTTAGGGTTGGGGATGTTTATCTGGAAACTGATTAACCGTATTATTGATGGCTTAGAGACTAAAGTAGACACTCTAGATGACAAGCTGGTGGAACAGATAAGCCACTTAGAAGAAAGACTTGGAAGTAAGCTAGATGGGCAACACGGTATACTAGTTGCACTAATAGACCGCGTAAGGTCTGTCGACAATGAAATCATTCGGCAAGACACCCTGTTAAAAACTATTCTAGGCGTACCGCAATTACTTCAGACGGATAGACTTGCAAAGGCCGATAGAGATGATCAAAGGAAAGATTGAGACAATCGCGTTAACGGTTTTGTTGATTGCGTTGCCCATTACTGCCGACCAAATGACGCACAAGTTTAAGTCTCCCAGTTTTAACGGCATAAATACATCGAGCCACTACCTGACTATTGAAAACCAAGAATTCAATCGTAAGGCCGATATAGCCGCTGAGATTAAGGCGTACCAAGAAGAGTTAGAGCGGGATGCAGAGAACACTACGCTTGCACGGTTTATTCGCAATCTTGAGTCTCGTATTTATGCCGAATTAAGTCGCCAACTGGTTAATAACTTGTTTGGCGAGACAATGAGTACTGAAGGGTTCCTTGAGCTTGAAGGTAATACCATCCAGTATTTTGTTGACGGAGATTTTATAACCTTAATCATAACGGATTCTGATGGAAACTCAACGACTATTACTCTGCCTGTCGGTTCTTTTTCTTTCTAGCTGTTCAGTGTTTGACCAGTTTGAAGATACCCATAACCAACGATTTAGCGCCAACGATGTAGTCCGTATAAACGAGCTTCAATCAACGGAGTTACGTAACGTAAAATCCCCGACAATAAAACCTATTGTTGCGGTGTATCCTAATTCTTTTACAGACCAAACAGGTCAGCGTAAAAGCAATAGTTCGTTTGCTTTATTTTCTACAGCGGTTACACAACAACCAAGCGCACTGTTAATTAGAGCTTTGAAACATGCCAGCAACGGCATGTTCTTTAGAGTTGTAGAGCGCGTAGGCTTAGATAATTTAACAAAAGAACGTCAGCTAATAAGATCAGCGCGTGAGCAAATGTCTGAGGACAGTAAGAGCAAAAGCGTACCACCACTGCTGTTTGCGGGTGTATTGCTAGAAGGCGCAGTTATAGCGTATGATACCAACTTGACTACTGGTGGTATTGGTGCTAGATATTTAGGCATAGGAAAAAGCGCACAGTACCGAGAAGATAATATCACAGTCTCACTACGGATGGTTTCAGTAGCAACTGGCGAAATATTGATAGAAGTAATGAGCCAGAAAACCGTATTCAGTTACGGACAATCCGAAGATGTTTTTAAATTTATAGAAATGGGTACTGAGCTTATTGAGATAGAGTTAGGAAACTCTCGTAATGAGTCTACAACCATAGCCCTTATGAAGGCGATAGAAGGGGCAGTCTTAGAATTAATCAACATTGGCTACGATAGGAGTTTTTGGAAACATGAAAAAATTAATAATCCTGATTGCAACGATGACTGCATCTCCGCTCTTCGCGGCTGACAATGAAATATACATAGATCAGTCTGGCGTAACCGCAAATATAGATATAGAACAACTAGGTATATCTAACCTGATCGGTGGACTAGGTTCAACGGCGGGTAGTTTAACGCCTTTAGATTTAGACGGCACTAGCATGACCTTAGATATTAATATGATTGGGGCTACCAATAAGTTCTTAGGTGACATATGGGCTGATAGCTTTACGGGTAACTACAATTTTACTGGGTCAACCAACACTTTTACTATTCAGGTAGACCCGTCAAATACTTACGGTGCTGACTCAAGCAACCAATTAGTCAACGTTACTGGTACAGGTAATACTTTCACCCTTAATCAAGGCACATCTGCACTAGCGGCAACCCTTGATCTTGATTGGATTATACAGGGTTCAAACAACACCATAACGTCAAATATTAATATTGATGGTAGCACGAATTATGTAGATATTGATGGTTCTGATAACACGCTTACATATACAGGAACTGGTGTGACTGCAAGTGCTGGGGGTTATTTCTACCTTGACCAAACAGGCGGCAGTCGAACATTTAATATACAACAACTGAGTACTCAGGATAATGACTGGCTTAAAATTATATCTGTTGGTTCTAACGGTACTCTTTGCGTCATTCAAAACGATCAAGGCTCAAGCCTCGGCTGTTGAGATAGGCGGGGTATCGGAGGTATCAGGGTACGCGCAGATAAAAAGAGAGCAGTCGCCATTTACCGCAGACTTGAAGTTTTCTGTTCAGTCTAACGATGAGGCTGTTACTGCGAATGGCCGTATGGCGATCACGTTCCTAGATGATTCTACGGTCAAGCTAACAGAACACTCCCAACTGACAATAGATGAATACATCTATGATGCAAACCCTAGTAAGTCTAAAATGGCGCTTACCTTTGGATTAGGCACCGCTAGGTTTATAAGCGGTAAGCTAGGACAGATAGATAAGCGGAATATATCCCTCAAGACCCCCACGGCTGATATCGCCATTCGCGGCACGGATTTTACAGCCACCGTAGACGAGTTAGGCCGTAGTCTTATTATCCTATTACCCGACCAATACGGAGTATCTAGCGGAGAGATCGAGGTTATTACGGCCATGGGTAGCGTATTACTTAATAAGCCTTACGAAGCTACTACGGTCTCGGTGTATGAGTCTGCTCCGTCCAAACCTGTTGTCCTGGATCTCACTCTAGATTTTATTGACAACATGCTGATTGTAACCCCCCCAAAAGAAGAAAAAGTTATTTCAGATGAAAGAACCGTTAAAACTGCTAATATTTTAGACTTTAATGATTTAGATATCGATTACCTAGAAGAAGATTTTCTTGCAGATGATGAGTTAGAGTTTACCGAACTGGACATCAATTACTTAGATATCAATTATTTAGAGGACTTACTTAATGTATTAGATGCACTAGGGATAGCAAAGGAAGAGGACAAATTAGCGCAAGTCTCTGGAGTTACTGTCACCGGAACAACGTTAGGGACAGATGCAGACACACAAATAACTACGCTTATCACAGGGCAGACGCTAAGTCTTATAAGGGGTGTTAGCGAGTATACACGATTAGATTTAGACATAACAGGAGGGTACACCGTAATTTTGATTCAAGATGGCGTTTCTAATGTTATAAAAATTAACGGAGGAGATTCTACCATTAGAATACTGCAGGAGGGTTAATGAAAAAGACGATCATATTCCTAGTGTCCTCTCTGTTGTTTTCTGCATTAATTTATCAGCCTACTTTGGTTGAGGTTGTAAAGCTAAGAACCTTTGATTACTTTGTTAAAACGGAAGAGCCAACGGGGGCGATAGTTCTGTTGAATCTAACTGAGTCGGATATACAGAACGAAGGGGGTTGGCCTTTCCCCCGAAAACGATTAGCAAAAATACACATAGACTTGTTAAATGCAGGGGCGGCATCTGTATCCTGGGTTGCGGTCTTTAGTGAACCTGATCGGTTCGGAGGTGATGCAAATTTTGCAGAGGCGTTATCTTATTACCCCAGTGTTATAGCCATGTTTGAGACTGACGGCTACAAAGAAATTCCTAAAACAGAAGGCACGGTAATCTTAGGCGACGACATTGGAGGAATAATCGCTAAAGGTGTTACACAGAACATTCCGAGCCTAAGAGACGTTGCTCTTCAAGGCATAGTCTCCGCACCTGTAGACGTTGATAGTTTAGTACGGAGAATGCCATTGTTAATGCGTAGTCCTGACGGTTGGATGGCAAGTTTTGGTACTCAGCTTTTAAAGTCTGTTACAGGCACAAGTACCTACGTTATTAAAACCAACGCCAACGGTATTCAAGAAGTGAGAGTTAAACAGTTAAACCCCATCCCGACTGATTTTGATGGTAGAGTTTGGGTTAATTGGGTTGCTCCCGCTGAAACGTCTTTATCTGAAATGGATGTAGAGGGCAAAGTGGTTATAGTTGGGACTACTGCTAAAGGCATACTCCCTCAAGTAGCCACGCCCAAAGGTCTTTTATACCCCCATCAAATACAAGCGTCACTGGCTGAAACTATTATTCATGCATCTAATAAACGTATGCCAATGATCCCAAGTGACGCAAGGCTGTATGAAATTCTCATATTCATCTTGGGGGTGTTGTTAGTATTTTTGTTTATAAACTATTTGGGAGTATATCTAGGGCTTACTTTCTCTGGACTGTCTATTGCAGGCATGGGGTTTTTAGGTTTTGTATTAATACAGCGCGGTTTCTTAGTTGACGTAACGTGGACGATGGTTTCTCAGTTTGTTGTTGCGTCTGCTACATTTTATCTTAATTATAAAGAGCAATACAAACTTAGACAGCTCATTAAAAAGCAATTTGAGCATTATCTAGACCCAAGACAGGTAAAGAGACTTCAAGAGGATCCTAGTCTCTTAACGTTAGGGGGAGAGAAACGGTACTGTACGTTCCTGTTTACTGATGTTCGTGGGTTTACGGCTTTATCTGAGCGAGTAACTCCTGAGGAAGTAACGTATATAATGAATAAAGCCCTTACAGCCCAGCAGTCGGCAGTAGCTCAGTGTTACGGGATGGTCGATAAATACATTGGCGATGCCATGATGGCTATATTCGGTGCGCCTTTAGACCTAGAGAACCACGAGGACTGGGCTATAAAATGCGCCAAACAGATACAAGTTAACATGGAGGCTCTTAACTTAGAATTTGAATCTAAAGAATTGCCTGCAATTCAAATAGGTATTGGCATTAACAGCGGATACGCCATCATTGGGAACATGGGATCACAGCAACGTTTCGATTATACCGCTATAGGTGACGCAGTTAATACTGCCGCTAGACTTGAGTCAGCCACAAAAGAAGCGGGAACGGACTTATTGATAGGACAGACTACTAAAGATTTATGTAGTTATACGTTAACACCGCTAAAACCAATGAAGGTAAAAGGTAAAGAAAAACCTTTAAAAATATATACTTTTTGATATATAATCGGGGTATCAGCCGCTGTGCTGCAGTTTTACGAGATGGGCTTTAACTCGCAAATACGTGTAAACACGCAGGAGAAACAATGGTTGGGGTAAATAAGAAAGCATACGCGAAGAAAAAAGGGAGCCGTTCGGACTTCTATATCTACACGCCCAAAGGAAAGAAACAAAAGACTAGGAGTCGATTCTAGTGTCTTTAGCATTGACAACAAGTCCTAAGTTTTCTTATCGAGAAGCTTGTGAGTTTTTTGCATATAAAGAAAAGAAAATTAAATTTCAAAATAAAATCCAAGAGTTTGAAACAGTAATTACAAAACACTGTGAAGAAAACAATAATCAAGAGTTAAACAATCAAATGACAGGGCAAGCAGAAGGCGCTGTTACTCATAACTTTGCAGACGGACAGTATATAAGACAAATAGTTATGCCAAAAAATTTACTAGTGTCGACTAAAATACACACTAAGAACCACCCTTTCTTTATTATGAAAGGTGAAGCCTCTATTTATAGTGATACAGGTGTAGAGCGTATAAAAGCCCCGTATCATGGAATTACCGAAGCGGGAACAAAAAGAGTATTATATGTACACGAAGAATGTACTTTTATAACCGTCCATAGGACTGACTGTTTAACAGTAGAAGACGTTCTTAATGAAGTTACAGTAGACGATTTTTGTGAAGTAACATTAAACGGTTTTGATACAGAACAAATAGATAATCTTATGGAACTACTAACATGACAATGGCAGCTATCGCGACAGCAGTCGCAATAAACGTGGTAAGTACGCAAATCAATAAAGCTATTGCGGGAGACCCTGACCAACCCGCACAAATAGGTAGCGGTACTTCTCCTTCATTATCTCCTGGATCGTCTGAAATGGGCATAAGTCCTGTTCAGGGTAGTTCTGTTTCTAATTTTGATGCTCCTGATGAAAACCAAGAAATGATTTTACAGCAGTTAAAAGCCGCAGGAATTGATCCAGCCGATTTAGATCAATACGGCGTTGCTGGAATGGCTGTTGGTGGTTATTTAAAAAGAGGACTTGGCGGTGGTTTAGGACTTCTTGATTTTCTTGAAGTACCCCCCACCTCTTCAGGAATTGCAGGTATTGATGTAGACTTTTCTGAACTAGCAATGCCCGACCCTGTAGATCTTTTTGAGGAACAAATGTTAGGCGAGGTGGAAGCGCCTGAATTCTCCGCGCCTGAAATCTCCGCGCCTGAGATTCTTCCCGAAGCTACTACAATGGAAAGACTTTCTGATCTTTTTGCAAGTCAAGATCCTACAGTTCAAGCAGCCTTAATGAAAGCATTAAAAAGCGGAGGGGGTACACTAGCCGAACGATTAGTAGGCGGGAAATCTAAGCGCAGAGGAAGTTTGGTTAGTACCGAAACACTTCCAGGAAACTCAAACAGAAGACGTTCCTCGTTAGAAATAAGCCCCGTATCAGGTTCTTCTGTTACTTTTGCTAACCAAGGTTCCGCTCTTCAACGACCAATGTTTATGCCTAACGGCGGTGCTATGCACGGTCCAGGAGGTCCACGAGATGATTTAATTCCTGTGATGGCAAGCAACGGAGAGTATATGCTCTCAAAAGCCGCAGTAGACCAAGCCGGTGGTGGTAGTCATGCTATGGGTATTGCTAATTTAGAAAAATTTAATAAAGCAGGTAACAAGCGTTATGGCTAGTAGAGAAGACCAAGAATATTCGAGTCAGGCTCCCGCACCCTATGTAGGACAATTCCTACAACAGGGTATTTTCCCTTATGCTGATACGTTTCTAAGACAACAGTTTAATCAGATGGGACAGGCAAATTCTAGTCCGTTCACTTATACGGGCGACAGAGTTGCTGGGTTTGACCCTAGAGAACAATACGGTATGCAAATGGCAGACCAAGCGATTGGTAGCTATAGACCTTATTTAGGAAAACAAGCTGGTTTGTTAGATGAAGCGTCAGGAATGACGAGAGGAGCGTTAAATAGAGGACAGCGTGAAATAAATCGAGGTCTTAGCGAAGGTAGAGGATTAACAAATATAGGAGCAGGACTTACAGAAGACGCTCAGTTTGGAGAGTCCGGTCGCAGTTATTTAGAAGGAGGAGTTCCTGCCTTTGGTGAGTCTCAAGATCTCACACGTACCGGAGCACCAAACTTAGAGTTAGCTCGAAGAGAAACAGCGGCGGCAACCCCTCAGTTTGGTCGAGCACGTGACGGAATGTCTAGTGCAGAACGAAGCGGTTACGGTTCTACACAAATGTATGACCCTAATTCTGCTCAAAGGTATTTTGATCCCTACGAAGATCAAGTTGTTCAACAAACAATGAAAGATGTTCGGGAAGGGCTGTCTAAAGGCGATATGGGTCTGAGAGACGAAGCTGTTAGCGGAGGAGCTTTTGGTGGTTCTCGATCAAGAATGCGACGGGATGAGTTAGCTGAGAATACAGCACGAGGAGCCGCAGAACAAATTGCTGCGATAAGAAGTCAGGGTTACGGTTCAGCACAAAATCAAGCACAACAGGCTTTTGAATCTCAACAAGGTCGACAAGCCGGATTAGCAGGATTACAATCAGGACTAGCAGGACAAGAAGCGGGACTAGCAGGACAAGAAGGGTCTGCCGCATTAGCTAGAGGACAACAATTTGGAGCACTTTCTACTACCGAAGCTCAAAACCAATTAGCCCGAGCACAGCAGTTAGGGAGTTTAGAAGCACAACAAGCACAGGCTAAACTAAACACAGGTCAGGCATTAAACGCTTCAGAACAAGCCGCTATTGATAATCAAATGCAAAGAGGGGCGCAGTTAGGCCAAATGGGGCAACAACTATACGGTATGGGAATGCAAGGCGGTCAAGGATTGGCCGGACTTGGTATGCAAGGAGCAGGAGCGTTAAGCGGGTATGGCAGCCAGTACGGTGGTATGGCTAGTTTATTACCGCAACTCCAGCAAGGCGATATTCAGTCAATGATGGGTATGGGCGGTATGGGTCGAGGACGACAACAGTCGCTAATGGATTTAAATTACCAAAACTTTACAGGTCAGTACAACTTGCCTATGCAAACGTTGCAAAATGTTGGAGCACTTACTGCTTCTCTCGGACCAATGGCGGGAGGCTATGGTTACGCCGGAGGCTCTCCAAGTTATGCCAGTGATTATGGTCCAAGCGGTGGTATGGGCGGTGGTACTTATGGTGCTGGTGGTCAAGGTGCTGGTGGTTATGGTAATGGTTATGGCAGTGGTAGCGGTTATGGTGGTTATGGCGGTCGTTATGGTACTCCTCCTCAATACGACCCTAGCTATGTAGCGCCTACTAACCCAAGCGCAGGAAAGATGCCTTCACCAGCTACACTGAACAACCTTGAGGAGTTAAGAAAAAACCCTCAATACGTAACTAATGGGATGGACATAAACTCTGGCCGTGGGATTGGGGATAATGCAGGCATGCAACCGCCACAGAATAATCAAACGCAAGGGCCAGAAAGCCTTAGAATGGGACCACAAGCCCGCGCTGTTGCTGGTGGTGATGAACCCTATAATAACCACAAGAACCTGAAACGGGCAGGACGAGGAGGACGATAATGGCTGGACCAAATCAAGGCATAGCAGGCTTTCTCCCTTTCCCAACCTTCGGCGGCGGAGAAGGTGGTGGCGTTACTCCGGTAAAGATGCCCGCAAGCCAGATGAAGTTCCCTACAGCACGAAGGATGGCGTCTAGACGCGCTCCGAAACCCGAACTAGTAGAAACCCTCGCACCGTTTATGCCTTTAGCCTTAGAAGGCATTATGGAGATGTTCTCAGACACCCCCGAAACCCTATCGGATGCGGAGTTTTTAGACAGTAAGAATTTAAATATCTTAGAGAACCCCACAACGTTGGAGGAGGTAAAAAGCAACGAAACAGCACAAGCGCAATTAAATGCTTATAATCTTTTTGGTGATCGTGAAGACAAAGAAGGGTTTGGTTTGAGCGATGTAGCTCAGATGCTCGTCGGTGCTTCAACTGGGCGAGGCGCGAAAGATTATGCAAGCACGTATTTAGGTCTTAGAAAAGCTAAAGAAACGGCTAGGTTAAATAAAAACAAAAATAGAAGTGCTTATATGACCTCCGCACTTAAAGACGTAGATAACTTGCAATTTAAAAATTTCGAGGACACCGAATCTGCACGAGCAGGCGTTAATGATCCCCGTGCTGGTTTTATTGACCCTCGTGGTGAAATTTATGTGATGAATGATGAAAGAACAGGCTATGTAAATGTAAAAAGTTTGGAGGGAAATTGGATAGAACAAAAATATAAGCCAACAACCGATTTAGCTACTCAAATGAAAGACCCCCGTTTAACTGAGTTAAAAAAACATCAGTCAGATCTTTCTGCGAAAGATAACGCATTAATAGCAACAATCACTCTTACTAATGGAATGGTTAAAATGCTTGATAAAGGTATTAAAGATCCATCACAAAACCCTTTAACACTAGTGACAAATATTGGTAGTTTCCTCAAAACTGCAGAATCTAACGCAAAAGGGGCTTTGGCTTATGTGGGGGGTGGCACTTTAGAGAATGCTTTTGCCTCCCGTGGGGCTATTGGGGGTTCAGACGGTAGAGAAGGTAATGGTGAACTGGCTGGAATGCTGTACAACGCGGTACAATCTGGTGATGACCAACAAATGAAAATAGCTATGGAGGCTTTTGAAAACGGTAATGATGGCGTTAACTTTAAGGCTTCGCTAGGAGATATGGCCTATAACGATGTAAGAACTAGAGCTACTATGTTACAATTAGCATATGCTGCCGCAGCGGCTAACGGACAAACAGGTAGAACCCTGTCTGATAAAGATTTAGCATTTCACCTACAAATGGTTGGTTTTGGAGCGACTCAAGACGCACAAACGGCTAAAGATAATATTTTAACTTTTATTGATACCTTAGTTAGACAAACAGATAACGTAGTGATGGGAACTATTTCTAAGAACAGCTTGAATGCTGGTCAATACCCCTTAGACGATAATTTATTCACTTCTAT